TGCGCCGGTGGGCGAAGGTCAGCGACCGGGCCTCAGCCAGCGTGACCGGATCGCCTTCTTCGTCGGCCGAGGCCGGATAGGCGTCGACCTCGTCGAGGAAGATGTAGCGCGCCGGGGTCGAGCGCAGCCCGACCGCGGAGTTCGCCCCGGTCATGATCAGGATGCCGCCCGCGAATTCCTTCGACAGCATGGTGTTGCCCGCGTCGCGCGACCGGGCCGGTTTGACGCGGTCCCGCAGCTCGGGGCTCTCATCGATCAACGGATCGATCCGCTGGCGCGAGTTGCGCTTGGCCAGTTCCACTGTCGGCTGGACGGCGAGCATCGGGCCCGGCGCCTGGTGGATGGCAAAGCCGATCCAGTTGTTGCCTGCCTCGGTCGCGCCGACCTGTGCGGCCTTCATGAACACGATCCGCTGCGCGGGATCGCCGGGCGAGAGCCGGTCCATGATCTCGCGCATATAGGGCGTGCGCGCCGTCCGGTATCGCCCCGGCTCGGCCGAGGCGCGGCCCGAGAGCATCCGGTACCGGTCCGCCCATTCCGAGACGGTCAGGTCCGGGTCGGGCCGCAGCCCGTTGCCCCATGCGCGCCGAATCTCTCTCGCGCCATCGAAGTCCGTCAGGCCGTCATCATCACCGGAAGTCGGGCCGGACCTCGGCGAGTTCGTCGAGGTGGGCGCGTACATGTCTCTCCAGGACCTTCTGCATCGCGGCTGGCTCCACGGTGATCTGCTGACCCATAGCGTCGCGGCACGAGGCCGAAAGTTCGGCCGCCATCAGCGCCGCCGCGCGTGCAGGCCAGTTCACCCACGCGTCCCGCACCTCCCGCGCCAGGCGGAACACCAGCGCCAGCGCGCGCGCCCGCTCGATCAACTCCCCCTTCAGCTTCTGGAGCCGGATGCGACGCTCCTGCGCTTTCAGCACCTCGTTTGCCGTCTTGGCTTGCAGGAAGGTCGTCCCGCCGCCAACGGGCGGGACCGCGAGCCCCTGTTCGCGCAAGGTGTCGCCGACGGCCGCAACGGCCGCCTCGGGCACGGGCTTCAGCTTCGGCTCGGGCGGCTTGCGGGTCTTCGACGGGTCCGTCGTCTCGGCCCGCCGGGCGTCGCTGGCCGCCGCGTTGATGCTGCCGTCCGGATAGAGGACCAGCCGTTCGGCCGTCTTAGCCTTCTGGATCGCGCCCCGCGACAGGCCGACATGCGCGGCGTACTGGCGCTCGCTCATGCCCTGCATCGACGGCTCCGATTATCATTCGAATTCAGGTTCTTATCTCATTGATAAGCCTCGCGGACAGAGGGAACGTGTCGCCGGAAGGACGATGCAACTCGACCCAAGGAGCCATCCCGATGACCCGCCGCAAGATCGACCCCGCCGCCGCCCGCGATGCGCTGATCCTGGAGATCGCGCAGCGCCGCTTCTTCCTCGAAACGCTCGAGACCCGGAACTCCGACCGCCTCGACTTGCACGATGTCGCTGTCTGGGCAATCCGCGACGCGCTCGCCGAGGCCTACGAGGCCGGACGCCGCGCCGCGACCCAATCCTGAAAGGACCCCGCCATGAGCACCACAACCATCCGCATCGATCACGCCGCCCTTCCGGACCAGTTCGACCGCAGTCGCCCCGACGCCGTCGCCGAGGTGATCGAGACCGCCCTGCGCGAGGACGGGATCGCGGCCGAGGTCTCGGACGTCATCTCGCACCTCAAGATCGAACTGCCCACCGCGCAGCTCGCCGCCGCCAGCGCGTCGCTGGCCGGGATGGGGCTGATCTGAGCAGGCTCGGCCGGAAAGCAATCATATGGCTCTGAATTGCCTACACTTTCTGTCGCCGCAGAGCGATTCTGATCGCACAAGGACGATGCAATTCAGCCCAAGGACCACCGCCATGACGAACACCACCATGACCACCCCGCGCTTTGAGCTCCGCGCCGAAAAGGCGCGCCGCAACAAGGAGGCGGCCCTGAGTGCCTTCATCGGCAAGAAGGCCGAGATCGACGAGATGCTCGCCCGGCTGCAGGCGCTCAGCGACGACCACTTCGACTGCCACCCCGACGAGGTGGGCTGGGCGATGGTCGGCACGCTGGAACACTACGCCAGCCTCCTGAAGCGCATCACCGACAGCGCGTTCGGCGAGGGCGAACACGCCCGCTGATCCCCGGCACCGCCGGAACTTCCGCCGCGCGCCCTGCGCGGTGAGCCCGAACCGTGGCCCCAGTGGGGCCGCGTAAGTCGGGCGAACGGGTCGTAGGAGGGCTGCGATGGTCGCGGCCCCGAGCACGGAGACGACCCATGACCCCGATCCAGCTTTCCGACACCCAAGCCGTCATCCTTTCCGCAGCCTGCGCGCGCGAGGACGGGATGGTGTTCCCCATCATCGCCAGCCTCAAGGGCGGCGCCGTCGGCAACGTCTGCAAGAGCCTGCTCAAGCACGGGCTGATCGAGGAGGTGCCCGCCACCGACCTCGACACCGTCTGGCGGCATGACGAGGCGCGCGGCCCGATCACGCTGCGCGCAACGCCGCTGGCCTTCGCGACCCTCGGGATCACAGACGATGCAGCGCAGCAGCCGGGCGCACTGGCCGAGATCACCCCCGCGCCCTCCCGCCGCCACAGCGGCACCAAGCAGGAAACCGTGATCGCCATGCTCCGCGCAGAGGGCGGCGCGACCATCGCGGAGATCATGGCCGCCACGAACTGGGCCAGCCACACGACCCGAGGCTTTCTGTCCGGCGCGCTCAAGAAGCGGCTCGGGCTCGACGTGACCTCCGAGAAGGTCGACGGAAGGGGGCGGGTGTACAAACTTTGCGACTGACGCCTGCACCGGAACCAACCGATGCCGCCGCCCGAGGCCGGGCGGCGGTTCCTCATTCCACGCGCCGCATCCGGATCGCCTCGAACAACCGTCGCAGGATGTAGCCACGCGCCAGCGAGACCCCGACGAAGGCGAGGCCGATGGTCAGATGCTCGGCGAGTCCCGTCTCGATCCCGAACCACGGGAACACGACGATCTGCGTGGCGATGGCCAAAACGTAGCCGACGACAACGTTTGCCGCGGCCTCGACCATCGACATGGTCCGGCTCTGCTTCATCGCAGGCTCTCCAGAAACGCCATCACGAATTCCGCTGCGAGCGGCGGCACGATCGCATTGCCGTAGCCCCGCAGCAGCCCCATGCGGCCGGGTATCCCATCAGCCAGCGGGAATGTTCCGGGCTCAACGGGCCGCCAGCGGCCATCGCGGCAGAGGAGCCAGTCCGGATCTCGCCAGACGCCGTCCGTCGCATCGGTCCCGGCGGGTTCGGCGACGTCGACCAGTCCACCAGCTTCACCGTCCTCCGGCTCGCATCCGTATTGCCGGCCGCGTTGTAGCTCGCAGTGGCGGGCGAGCCCGCCATGGCCGTCGGCCAGCCCGCCAGCCAGACCTGCCGGCCGAGCAGGGCGTTGATCGGCACCGCCCGGCATTCCGATCCGTCCTTGTGATCGCGCGCAGAGGCTGTCGCCCAGCCCGCCCGAGTCCAAGGCGACGGCGCCGAAGAACAGCCGCTGGCGGATGTGCGGCGCGCCGATGCTCGCAGCCGGCAGATCGGCCGCCGCGACGGCGTAAGATGCCGCTTCCAGGTCAACCGCCAGAGCGTCGAACCACGCCCAGCCAGCTGCACCCTCAGCCGCTGTTCGAGCCGCGCCGCCAACCGGTCCGAGCACTGCCGCACTCGCGACCTGCTCGCCGAAGACGATGTCCGGGCGGCAGGCGGCGACGAGCCGCAGGAAAGAGGGCGCGAGATGGCGGTCATCGTCCTGTCCCTTGCGCTGCCCGGCCTGGCTGAAGGGCTGGCACGGCGGCGAACCGGTCCAGACCGACTGATCCTCGCCCACGCCGGCGAGGCGGAGCGCATAGGGCCAGCCGCCGATCCCGGCGAAGAAATGACATTGCGTGAAGCCGCGCAGGTCGGCGGGCTCCACGTCGAGGATGGATCGTTCGTCCACTTCGCCCTCCGGCAGCAGCCCGGCCGCGATCAGCTCCCGCAGCCAGGCGCAGGACGCCGGATCGGCATCGTTGTAGTAGACGGTCATCAGGCGGCAGCGTCAGCCTTGTCGCCCAGCCGCTCGGCCTTCACCTGCGCGAAGGTCCGGCCATCGCCATCGAGGATCGCGTCGCGGCCGGTCTCGGCCTGCCAGCGTTCCACGGCGACATCGACGTAAGCCGGGCTGATTTCCATCGCGAAGACGCGCCGGCCGTTGGCCTCGCCCGCCATGATCTGCGAGCCGGAGCCGGAGAACGGCTCGTAGCAGAGCCCGCCCCGCGCAACGTGCTGGCGCATCGGGATTCCGAACGCGTCCAGCGGTTTCGGCGTCGGGTGGTCGGGCCGCTCGTCCTTGGCGAAGCTGGGCAGCGCCCATGTCGATGGCAGGGTTTCCTCGGCCACCTTTGGCGGGCGGTTCGGACGCCGCCAGCCCATGAAACAGGGCTCATGCTTCCAGAGGTAGTGCGACCGGGTCAGAACCCCGCGGTCCTTCACCCAGATGATCTGCTGATGGACAAAGGCCCCGGCCTTCTCCCAACAGGCTTCCAGCATCGCCTGGCGGCGGGACGCGTGCCAGCAGTACCAGGCGGCGTCCTCGGTGATCGCCTCGGCCACAGCGGCGGCGATGAAACCGTCGTAAAGTTCCGCGCCCTGGCTGCTGTCGTCCCAGGTCACCCCATAGGACTGCGACCAGTCCTTGTTCCGCGTCGGGTGGTTCGAGCCGTCGTAATCGACGAGATACGGCGGGTCAGTCGCGAACAGTACGGCGCGCTCGCCGTTCATCAGGCGGCGGACATCATCGTGGCTGGTCGAGTCCCCGCAGAGCAGCCGATGATCGCCGAGGATCCAGAGATCGCCCGTCCGCGAGGCAGGATTGCGCGGCGGTTCGGGGATGGTCACCGGCGGCACGGAGCCCCCGGCGCCACCTTCTTGCCCGTCCCCCTCCGGCACGAAGGCCAGCAGCTTGTCCAATTCGCCATCGGAGAAGCCGACCAGCGACAGGTCGAAATCCTCGGCCAGCAGATCGTTCAGTTCGGCCGACAGCAGCGCCTCGTCCCAAGTTCCTAATTCTGTGAGTTTGTTGTCAGCCAGACGATACGCCCGCCGCTGCGCCTCGGTCAGATGCCCCAGCACGATGACCGGCGCTTCGGCCAGCCCGAGCTGAGTGGCAGCCAGAACGCGGCCATGGCCTGCGATCAGCTCCCCGTCCTCTGCCACGAGGCAGGGCACGGTCCAGCCGAACTCGGCCATGCTGGCGGCGATCTTGGCAACCTGCTCGGGCCCGTGCAGCTTCGCGTTCTTCGCGTAGGGCTGCAGGCGCGCAAGCGGCCAGTGCTCGATCCGCTCGGGGGCGAAGGCGAGGGTCATGAGGGCGATCCTGAATGATTGGTGGTGCGAGAGCGCCGGGGTGGACCCCGGCCGGTAGGACTCCGTCGTGGCGGAGTCCACTGGCTTCCAACTGGACTCCGGAGTCCAAGGCATCCACCCCGGAGTCCAGCTTCCAAGCCTTTGTTATTGCGTCATTACCAGGCGATCCTGGGGTGGATTCCGACCGGGATGGCTTCCCAAAAAATCGGCCCTGACGCTAGCGATATGCCGCGCTTCGCCCGCCAGCATACGAAAACGCCCAGGAAGGAACCGGAAACTGCCGTGGGCTGGACCCCGGCCGGACCCTCGCTGGATACCGGGGTCCAGAAGGCCCCCGTCAACGCATAGGGGAGAGCGAGCTTTCCAGCGCACTCTCCCCATCTTGCCTTCGGAATAGCATGGATCTGTTGCAGATGTCGAAGGGAAAAGTGTTGCAACACATTGGAGTCACTGCGCATTCAGCCGCGCGGCGATCTTGGTCAGCGCCAGTTGCCAACGCCGCCACGCGGTCGTGCGGTCGCAACCCAGTTCCCCGCTGATCTGCTTCCACGGCACGCGGGCGGCACGTGACCAGACCAGCTTGCGCTCCGCCTCCTCGATCCAGAGCACCCAGTCGAAGGTCTGCTCGAGCCGGGTGATCGCGGCGGCCGAGGGCCAGACCCGCATCGGTTGCGGTTCCATCGCCGCGATCTCGCGGCTGGTGCGCACGATGTCGGGCCAGGTGTTGAAATAGCCCTGCGCCTTCACCGGCGGCAGCTTGCGGAGGGTGCGGAACGCCTCCTCGAAATGATCAGCGACGCAGTCGGCGGTCCATTCGCGATCAGCCATGGCGCGCCTCCCTGTCGGAGGGACGCGGGCCGTAGAGCTTTTCGCCGAGCTGGCGGACCAGTTCACGCTCGGGCCAGGTTAGGCGGTCGTCATCGGCGGAGACCGCGAGGACGCCCTGTTCCTGCCAACCCTCGCGCTTGACCTGCTCGGGATCCCGGCGTTTGCCACCGTAGCCGGGGGGATGCCATCTCATGCGACACCTCCCTTCGTCTCGATCGCCCAGAGCAGGATCGCGATGGCGTCGGCCTCGTTGTGATCGGCCGGGCTGAAGCCGCGGGCGCGGACGGCGGCGATCATGGCGGCCTTGTCGGCGTTGCCCTTGCCAGCGGCGTGGCGCTTGATCGTACCGACCGGGACGCCCTCGTAGGGGATGCCGCGCAGTTCGGCCCATGCGGTCAGCGTGGCCATGAGCCCGCCGTAGATGTGGCTCGCATCGGTGCCCGCGTGGCGGCGGACTTCCTCGAACCAGATGGCGGCGACGGGCCTGGACAGCCGGTCGATCTCGGTCAGCCAGTTGGTGAAGCGCAGATAGCGCATGCCGCCGCCGTCGAAGCGGCCGGGTCGCAGCGAGACGGTGCCGCTGGTGATCAGGCCGTCATGGCCGCGGATCGCCCAGCCGGTCGAGGTGCCGAGGTCGAGCGCGAGGGTGGTGCAGAACCGTGGCCCCTGTGGGGCCGCGTAAGTCTGCTCCACGCGGTTGCGGGGGGTGTCGAGCGGCAGCGATTCAAACCTTGCGCCGTCGCAATTCGGGATCAGCGTCGGCTGAGCCATGACGGGTCTCCTTTGCCGGTGGCCTGTGGTGGTGGAAGACGACGGCGGTCTGGTGCTTGGCGGTACGGGGCCGCCGTCGTCGGATCGGGAAGCACAAGGGAGGGTCACGGCGGCGCGCGCGGCTGGCCCGGACGTATGGGAGGAGTGGCCAACCCTGTGGGGTGGCCCTCCCATACGTAGTATGGGGGTTTGACACCTAACTGTTCCGAGGTGTTCAAGTGGCTGAAATCATTACGGAATAAGACGTCATGAAGTCTTCGGGCATGAGTTAGGGACCTAACTCTTATTTCCCCGTAACCCGTTGATTTCGTTGAGTGCACAGTTGGCGCTGTCATATGAGTCAGGCCTCACTCATATGAGTTAGGTCGCCCTTCAGCCCCTCCGGGTAGACCCAGACGGCGGGGTTTTCGACCTGCAGGCAGAGCCCGGATTGGGGGCATTTGAAGTGGCTCGGCAGGACCGGACGGGCGGTTGTGGTGACCTCGCCGGTGTCTGGATCGACCTCCTCGGCGGGCAAACCGAACTGCATGCCTTCCACGCAGAGGTAGCCGAACCGGGACCGGGTGACCGGGAAGCCGAACCCCGAAGGGTCGCGCAGGAACTTCACAAAGCCCTTGGTCGCCAGCACGCTGAGGCGCTCGCGGATGGTGTGCTTGCTGCCCAGACCGCCACGGTTCTCGAAGGTCTCGGCGAACTGCATCGCGGTGTAGAGGCGCTCGTTCGCCGCCTCATCCAGCAGCATGCCGAGGATGACATCATGCTTGCGCAGCCGCTCGGCATCGAGCTTGGCGCCAACCTCCTTGCGCACCAGGCGCTCGTTCATCGGGTTCAGTTCGACCCATTCGCCCTTCACCTTGTCGATCAGCTTGCCCGGCAGCGCGGGGCCGTTCCGCAGCTCGATCTCCAGCCTGCGGACACTGCTGTCCTCGTCGGGGCGGTGCATGAGCAGCCCCGAGGTGTAGAAGCCGCGCAGCGCGCTGGCCCCGGAGAGCGCGAGGAAGGGATCGTCCTTGACCTGGTGCTTGCTGGCCTTGCGGGTGTGGTGGGCGAGGATGACGCCCGCCTCCGGATTGACCGCCTCGCGGAGAAGCTCCACCCGGTCCTGCAGGAAGAACATCATGGCGGTGTTGTCGTTCTCGCCGCCCCCCTCGGGTCCGCCATCGAAGAGATTGCGGATCGGGTCGATGACGATGATGTCGGGCGGCGCGTCGGGGGATGCGGCCCGGATCGCCTCGGCCACGCGGGCGACGCCCTCCGCGTCGAGCAGCAGCTTCAGCTTCGGCGTGGCGATGAAGGTGTCGCGCGCGGCGGCGATCACGGCGGCGGGCAGCGCGATCTGCTGCATGCGCTCGCGCAGATAGTGATACTGGATTTCGGCCTGCAGATAGAACACGCGCAGCGGCCGGGGTGGCGTGAAGCCGAGGAACGGCACGCCCGCCGCCATGTGCACGAGCCATGAGATCAGGAAGTCGCTCTTGCCGACCTTGGGCGCGCCGCCCAGCACCAGGAGCCCGCCAGGCGTCAGCACGCGCGGCCCGATGATGTCCTCGGGCATCGGACTGGTGTCGTCGAGCAGCGCGCCGAGGCTGAAGGTCGGCAGCGGGCTGGCCGGGGCGTCGACGTGGGCTGCGCGAAGGAGCGGCGGACCGTTGCGCTTCACATGCAGCGCCCAGAGCCGTTCGGACTCGGCCTGCAGCCGATCGAGCGGCCAGGACGGGCGCAGCATGGCGGCGTTGTAGCCGCAGATCGCCTCCCAGCCTGCGAAGGGGTCGAGGCGGCCCTCGTGGACGAGGCGCACGTAATGGCCGATGGCGGCGCTGGCCCCCTGGAAGCGGGACCAGTCGTCGACCGCGCCTTCGCGCACCGGCGTGGTGAGCACCGCGTCGATGCCGGGCTTCGCGATCGGCGCGGCAACGTCGCTGGCGAAGCCCACACCGGGCAGCGGCGGCATCTCGGCGACCTTTTCCGCGAAATCGGCAAGATCCACTTCGACCGAGCGATGTTCGCGGATCTGTACGAGGCGTTGATGACCGTGCTTGTGATAGACCGTGCCGGGCACCCGGATCGGCTGGTGCGCCGAGCGGAAATGCGTGTCGCCGCCGACTTTCACGGCGATCTCGCCGCGCAGGCGGCAGAGGGTGGCCAGGTCGTCACCCTCGGCGGGCTCGGTCAGTTTCCACCAGACATGGAGCTTCGCGGCGCCCTCTGGCGTGCGCCCGCCGCTTTCGATGATGAGCGTTGGCGCGCCGAGGTGGCGGGTGACATGGTCCAGCTTCGCCGGAATGTCGCCCGCGTCGAGATCGACGACGATGGCCTGCATCTGCAGCACGTCGGCGGCGCGGGCCTGGCCCTGTTCCTCGACCGTGCCGGGGATGACATAAACGGCCGCGCCCTCGCGGTTCGCCCATGCGGCGAAGGTTGCGAGTTTCTCGGGCGCAGTGTCGTCGGCCGGGATCCAGATGTTGTGCGGCTTGCCGTCTCGGCCCTGACCCTTGTCGACGAAGCCGCGAAGCG